TTTGATCATGTCCTACATACAGAACAAAAAACCAGACATGGCAAAAAGAATCAACACTGGTGACATGAAGATGTCCACTGAAGGCAATCAGTTTGCACAAGCAGTGAGAAAAGCCAAAGCAGCAGGCATGAAACCAGGCGACAAATTCAAAGTGGGCGACAAAGAATTCACACTCAAAGATGCCATGGATATGGCAGGCATCAGTGACACATCATTGCAAGATGATGCTGACATGAATCCAAACCAATCACCTCAGGCTCAGGCCTATGCAGGCAAATCTTCGCAATCTCAAGAAAAAGAAGAAGTGCAAAAAATATTGAACAAACATCCAGATGCTTACAAAAAATTTAACGCAGGAGATGACTTGTACAATCATAAAGAGTTGTATTCAGAATTGGCCAACTATTACCACGATAATGGAGATATGCCTTATGGTACATACACCGCTAAAGATGGCGATCCTATCAATTGGCTCACCACTAGATTGGCCGATATGGGATTGATAGAAACCACTCAAACCGAAGGCAGCATAGAAGATGAGTATAAATTTCGTGATTGGTTAAAGAAGACACACAACAAACAAGTGCATGAATTAAAACCACAAGAATACGCAATCATTTCAAAACAATACAGAGACGAACAAGGAAAAAAAGAATCCTATCATCCAGGAGAAGGATCTGCAGAAGAATTAGCCAAAGAAATTTGGAACAACACTCCAGCATTGCACGATGAATACAAAGACTGGAAAGAATACATGGATTCAGAAGATTTTCAAATGGACTCAGACAAATTAAGAAGTAAATTTGAAAGCACAGGCGGTGGCCCTACCATTAGACAAATGAGTGATTTAGAATTGGCCAACTTTTTAAACACCACTGTGGCTGAAATCAAAAAAGACAGAGAAGCAGCAGAAGAAGCAGCTATGGAATTGAATAAAAAATATTCTGAAGATAATAAATCCAGCAAACAAGATCTACACAAAGGCTCCACTAAAATAGAAGAATTGGTTAAGAGTTTCTATGACTACACCACCAATAAATTTCCCAAAGGTGAAACAGCAGTGATCACAGCAGTGCAGAAACAATATGGAGACGCTGGTGCCAAAACTGCCATTGAAACCATCAAAGCTCTGCAAAGCGGTCAGAACAAAGAAATTGAACGCATCAAACAACTGGCAGGCTATTCCACCAAAAATTAATATTTCATTAACTACACACTTGACTAAATACACATATTAATATAGTATGTACAAATATGTGCTATATTATAGTGAGGCACAAATACAAACAGGCAAACAACAAGGAGGCTTATAATGGCTACACTAGCAGAAATCCGCAACAAATTGAAAGAACAAGAAGTTCGTTCAAGCGGTAACAACAAGACCAGCGGCGGCGACAACGCAATCTATCCATTCTGGAATCTAAAAGAAGGTGAACAATCAACTGTTCGATTCTTGCCAGATGGCGACTCAAACAACACTTTCTTTTGGAGAGAACGTTTGATGATCAAACTTCCATTCAATGGTATCAAAGGAGAAACTGATTCAAAACCAGTTCAAGTACAAGTGCCATGTATGGAAATGTATGGAGACTCTTGTCCTATTCTATCTGAAGTTAGAGGATGGTTTAAAGATCCCAACTTGGAAGACATGGGAAGAAAATATTGGAAAAAAAGATCATATATTTTCCAAGGTTTTGTCAAAGAAGATCCACTGAATGAAGAAACCAAACCAGCAAACCCAATCAGAAGATTTATTATTGGACCTCAAATATTCCAAATAATAAAAGGTGCTCTGATGGATCCTGAAATGGAAGATCTTCCTACAGACAAAATCAACGGAGTTGATTTTAAAATTATCAAAACCAGCAAAGGTGGATACGCAGACTATTCAACTTCTGCTTGGTCTAGAAAAACCAGACCATTAACTGAAGATGAAAACAAAGCAGTGGAAACACACGGCTTGTACAACATGAGCGATTACTTGCCTAAAAAACCAACTGAAGTTGAGTTAAAGGTGATGAAAGAAATGTTTGAAGCATCTGTGGATGGTGAAGCATACGATATGCAAAGATTTGGACAATACTTCCGTCCAGCTGGCATGTCATCCAAAACTGGAGACCCAGTGGTTAACACAAACGTTAAAGCTGAAACACCAAAGCCAATTGAAACTGCAACTGCAAAAGTTGAAGTAAAAACAGAATCTGTAACTGCTCCCAAAGTGGAGAGCAAAAGCAGAGCTGAAGATATTTTGGCAATGATTAGGTCTAGACAAAAACAATAAAGAGTGGTATATTGTAGTGGAGAGTTTGAATATTCTCCACTACGAACAAATAAAAGGAAAAATTTATGGCTACTAAGGCTTTCGACATATCGAAATTTAGAAAAACGTTAACAAAATCCATTGATGGATTGGGATTGGGATTCAATGATCCCACAGATTGGATCTCCACAGGCAACTACGCACTGAACTATTTGATGTCAGGCGATTTTGAAAAAGGAATTCCCTTGGGCAAGGTCACAGTGTTTGCTGGCGAATCAGGATCAGGCAAATCATACATTGCTTCAGGCAACTTGGTGAGACACGCACAAAAGCAAGGCATATATGTGGTGTTGGTGGACACAGAAAACGCACTGGACCAAAATTGGTTGCAGGCATTGGGTGTGGACTGTGATGAGAAAAAATTATTAAAATTAAATCTTAGCATGATTGATGATGTGGCTAAAACTATATCCACATTTATGAAAGAATACAAAACAGAGCATGGAGACAACAAAGACACTGCTCCCAAAATACTGTTCATCATAGACAGTTTGGGCATGCTGATGACTCCCACTGATGTGAATCAATTTGAAGCAGGAGACATGAAAGGTGACATGGGTCGTAAACCCAAAGCGCTCACAGCATTGGTGCGTAATTGTGTGAACATGTTTGGCAGTTGGAATGTGGGATTGGTAGCAACCAACCACACGTATGCTTCACAAGATATGTTTGACCCAGATGATAAAATATCAGGTGGTCAAGGATTTGTGTACGCCAGTTCAGTGGTGGTGGCAATGAAAAAATTAAAATTAAAAGAAGATGAAGATGGTAACAAAGTAACAGATGTGAGAGGTATTAGAGCTGCTTGTAAGATAATGAAAACAAGATTTGCTAAACCTTTTGAAAGTGTGCAAGTTAAAATTCCTTATGAAACAGGCATGGATCCCTACAGTGGATTGGTGGAACTGTTTGAAAAAGAAGGCATATTGACAGCATCTGGCAACAGATTAAGATATGTGGACCTTAAAGGTGTGGAACACTTGGAGTATAGAAAAGGTTGGACAGGTGAAAAGTTAGATATGGTTATGAAAGAATATCATAAGATCAAACCAAAATCTGAAACAGACACAACAGCAGAAACAGAAACAGTGAAAGAAAAGAAATAATGCAAGACGCCAGTCAACTGATAGAAACTTGGCAATTTTTCAAAGAGTACGTCGATAAGAAACAGATCGAAGTGGTGGCTGAGAAATATGTGGAAATGTGCGCCGACTACGGTGTGGAAGATGAGCAATTCAAAGAGGCCATGGGCAATGACCAAGACTTGGACAAAGCCATCATGTACTATTTGGACATAGAAGAAGACGAGGATCAGTAATGTCTGGATGGTATCAAAAGATATCCAAAGACATCAGTACCATTCCTGAAGCATTGGAATATTTCGAAAATCAATTGCAAGAAGCCAAACTGGAAATCAAAATCCGAGGCAATGTGGAAAAACAGGCAGCAGAAATGCCTGGCAATGTGGAACACAGATTCAATCAGTTACAAGAATTGGAAGCAGTGTTGGAGTATCTCAACATAGAACTGCGCAGACTGCGCAGCTCATACTTTAAAAAATATTTTGAAAATTACAACAGAGCACTCACCAGCAGAGAAGTGGAGAAGTATGTGGATGGTGAAGCAGATGTGGTGGACTATGAAAAGATCATCAATGATTTTGCACTGATGCGCAACAAATGGTTGGGTATTTGCAAAGGACTAGACCAAAAGCAATGGCAGATGACCAACATAGTCAAATTGCGTGTGGCTGGTATGGAAGACGCCAGCATCTAGTCGCCAGATCCACTTTTAATCCAACAATTTCTATTTAAATACCACACAGAAACATCATCATGAAACTACTGATCAACAACAAAGAATTGGCACATTTTCTCAACAGTATCATCAATCACTTTCAAGTGGCCAAAGATTTGGTAAAATATGAACACAGCGAAAGTTGGACACACATCAGACAGATCAAAACAAGTATTAGACAACACAGACGCTGGCTGAGAAAAATGCGCAATTCGGGAGAAGCAGAGCAGGTGCTGGAAGCCAACAATGCTAGATGGAGTTGGGGCAAATGGCCTGGCAAATTGGAGAAAATTTTATATCGAGAGTTGACCAATTATGTGGGAAAAATATGGCAACTGATGGATCAAAATAAAGAAAAATATTTTCAAGTCATACATGAGAACATGGATCAGGTGTTGGAGGCATTGGGCACTGAGCGTGTGCTGAGCATGTATAAAAAAAGTAAGATGCAGCATTTTGTTAAGAGCACAGGGCTGACCATACACAAAAATGCTGAGTTGGTGCGTAGACAAGAGTTCACTGATTATCAACAGGATTGTTTAATTAGAAATACCACAGGCAATGAGCGACTGTTGACTGAAAAGATAGACCGCCAATACCCTTTTTGGTTTATAGACAGTGGCTATACCAACTTTTTAGAATCCAATAAAAAATGGCACAGACTGG